GGAGCGAGTGTTCTGAATCATCTTCTTCGATTATTCCTTTGATTAGGGCATATTCTACTTCTGACACAGAATTGCATGGATGGTTTCCATCTGTAGACTTTACAGTGCCTTCCATCGTTACGTGGAAAGACGCTGGTGTTAGTTTAGGGTCGCGCATCATGGTGATGAGCACGATCCATTGATTACCGATCCTCATTGCGGTTGATGTCGCAATAAGGTCGTCATTACCGACAATCTGTTGAGCAACTCTGTTAAAGTCTCCACCAATAGTACGTCCTAACCGTGTAGCTACGGATTGCATAGCTGAGTTCGGATTGTTGTGCATGATTGGGGAGAATCTTCCGTCCTGTGCGCCAAGATCAACACGGATTGAACCATGTTTGAAGACATAACGCGCTGGACGGTGATAGACTGTGTTATTGACCTGCCCTGAACGTGTAGTTGGACGTTCATATGGAGGCCATAAGCAAGTTTCTAAGTCATTCCACTTGCCATTAACTTTAGAGCTAACGGTGATGGATTGATACGACTTACGCAGATTAGCCGCTTTCCATTTCTCAAGCGATTTGTGCGAAGCAATCACACCAAACACTATGGATATGGCAATCTGTGGATGGTAAGGCTCTTGTGAGGCAACCTCCATTAACTGGCGGCGAACTCGTGTCGGAACACCACCAAACTCTTTAACTATCCACTTTCGTGCATAGCTAGGTAGAAGCCCTGTTCTCAGGTGGGCGTATTCCTGTTCGCTGATTATGTTTTGGTCATACAGGCCAGCGAAACCCGCATAATTTTCTGTATCGTGTTGTGTATTCATAGTATGTAATGCTAATTTAACCTATAGCGAAGCTTCTTCTTGACAAACACTGTCAATTTAGTAAGCTAACGCTATGGGAGATTCTATACAGCCTGTCCGCAAGGGACGACCACCAAAGATCGCAGATCAAGTTTGGTTGGAAATTGAAGAAAGGTTTATATCTGGTGACAGTTCTTTGAAAGACTTAGCCACGGAGTTTGGGCTTAAGTATCAAACTGTCTTGTCACGCAGCAAGGATAAACGCTGGCTTAGTGCTCAACGTGTGTCTCGTGCATTAACCCGCACTGATTTACCCCCAACTGATACAGCAAAGCAAATTGCTGATAAATGGGCGGCGAGAAAAGAAGAGTTTAGAGAGAAGTTATACAAAGGAACAACTAGAGCATTAGACTCATTCTGGCTCATGTCTCCTATCCCTCAGGACTTTGCGGAGGCTGAGAAAGCTATGAAGATGCTTGATAAAGCCATCAACCCTGACGAAGGTAAGTCAGATGGTAGCATCAACTTAGCTATCCTCACCAATGGCTTCAACCCAACACCAATCATTGATGTTTAGCCAAGTTTAGCGTAGCACTGATTATGGCTATTAAGCTGATATGCTCAATAAAGGCAAAGAAACAGCTAAAATACGCCTAAACAGAGCACACAATGCCCCTTTCTAGCCCACTTTGACCACTGGCTAGGGTGGATACAGCGGAAACGTGTTACCCACTGCTTAAATCGGCTTGTAGGAGCACTGTGGATAGGGATGTTTGGATGGGTTTGCCCTAGGTATTTGCCTGAATGTGGTGAGGATGTGTGGTTTATTGGTGGAATAGCAGTACAGATTAACCAAACACTGGTTTGTTGCAGTAGCAAAGGATTTTATGTTTACGCCCCGTGTGGAGACAACGCCAACTGTATTAGTGTTGACGTTGTATGTAGCTACAATGTATTCCTTTGCCTGTTGCATTACCACCAAGGACACTATTAGTGACCTGTCTTTGCCTGCTGATCCTGTGCTGTTAGAGAACAGGATAAGTTAAGTTGATCTCTGTAATGCGCTTTGCACCCAGACCTAAGCCCACAAGGTTGTTACGCCCTGTGAGCTACGGTCTGATTACAACTCTACATTACGGAGAGGAACGGTCATGTCACCCCAACGACTGAAGAGCCTGAAGAGTGTAGACCTTCTGTGTTGCGATGGAACCTTGAGCAATGTGATAGGCTCAGACTTAGGCTTGCGCCCTGCCAAGTATTCCATTGCCGCCAACTGACCCACTGCACGTAGGTTTCTTTCTTGTTTATTATTCATATTCTTTATTCCTTAACCTCCTTGAACGGAAGGAGTAACCGAGTGTTGCCGTGTTGACACCACCATTGCTGTCCACTTTAGTCTGGCTAAAATGAACAGTATATGGAAGCATTAAACCTCTTGATACAACTCAAGGAACTTATCAAGTGGGTATGTCTTAGTTGCCTCAGTGCTCTCGTTGAAGCACAGAACGACCCAATGCAGGGTGGAGTTCACAACCCTCCCTCGTCTTGCCGTGCGCTTAGACTTCCATAAGGAACCAATGCGCGGCGCATTATCTAATGGTTGAACGACCTGCTTGGCCATAATCTCAAGCATTCTCTCAACCCAGTCATCATCCGTATAATCCATATTTCAATACTCTGTTTTAGCCAACTAAAGTGCGCGAGCAAACACCTTAGCTTCTACTTAACCATAAGCAGACTACTGCCCCGACCAGTGATGATCGATGCAGGATGTCTAATTATACAGGATCAGGGCATTGTTGCCCCGTAAGACGCGGACCGTTGGCTTCAATCCACGCCTCGATCCAGTCCTCTTTGTCGCGCTCAAAGGCATGATTTGGGAACTCATGTGACTCGGTGAACGCAATCTGCGCTTCTTCTTCTACTTCATCGTATGTCATATTTGTGTTTGGTTGCTGATTTCTTATGAAACCAGACTACAACCCACCACCATTGGTCGATGATGGGCTGTGTGTCTGATTATCTAGGCGTAAGAGAGAGCACAAATCTTTTCAGTGCTCTCTTTGTTTTTCTCTTGCACCCACCAATTGTGAACCCACCTTGAGAGGCGGAATTTACTAATGTCACTGGGATCAATCTTCCCTTATCATCTTTCCAGAATCCACTATTTTTTACCATGAACCCGTTTTCTTTAAGTGTTTTAATTACTTTCATACGTGTGTATGCAACTGCTTGTGCGCGGTGCAGAATCCAATCACTGCACAGATAACCAACATCGCTGGTCAGGCGTTGCTCTCCCCATTAGAGCTGAATAAGGGGCAGGAAAACTGCATACGTGTCTCGGCTTTGGACGAGAGCTGCCGCATTAACGCACAGCCACCACTGTGCGCCCATCTGCGATGGGTTAATACCAGTCGAACGCTTGTAGCTCGAACCAGTTATTAACTTCTTCCTCCTGTCTTTGGAGGAAATCCCACTCTTCACGACTGATCCATTCGCAATCGTTTCCTAGGAACTTGAGATATGCTCTCAGTTCGTAGTCAGCCCAATTGGCTGCGTTTGCGTATGTGTCAGACCTAGGCCTAAATCCGTAAAAAGATTTGTAGGTGTCGCTAAGGACACCCATCATTTCTTCACGGGTAAAGGGGACACGAGCGGGGAATGTTGTATTTGTCATAGTCGTATGCGCACTCTCTGCGTCTTGCTCGGTTATACCTCCGACTCGGTTCGCGTCGCTCTACGCATCGAAGGCGAGAGCAACCGCTGAAAAGACTATGACGATGTGCAGGTCATTACGCTGCATACGTGTCTGGGCTTGGAACCAGAACTGCCGCATTACACAGCCGAAGCTGTGTCCTCTGCGAGGGATTAGTAAGGGAAGAAGTCTGGGTCATCTGCCCATTCTCCATAGATGCGGCGAAGCTCAGCCTTCTCGGCCTCCAGCTTAGCCTCATGCGCTGCCTTCTCGGCAAGGCGCTTGGTTTCCCATTCTGCTACGATCTGCTCACGCTCTGCTTTAGGGAGTGAGAGGATGTAGTTGGTGTGTGCTCTTAGTAGTGTGCTCATGATCGTGTGTTGGTTTGTTGTTCAAGCAGTGTGCTACGTAGGTGTAGGCACAGTGCAAGGTGGTGGATCAACACGATCAGAACATATATTATAGTCTAAGGGGCGGCGGGTGTCACCTGACTCCCCTACTCCGCTGCATCGACTACACAGATGGAACAGAAGGTTTATGAAAAAATTCTAATAAAAAAATTCTCATAAAAAAACCCTTGAGTGTGTAAGGGGTATGGGGTAATTATGGTGCATGGATAAGTATGGGTATAGCTGGCCGACAGGAGTGAACCAGTTAACGATTGAGTTGTGGTGCTATGCGCACAGGAGTTGTGGGGTTGATGAGAAGTGGGGGCATTTCAAGAACATAGTTGATTTGGCATTTAATGGTGAAGGGAGTATTCGGAGGGTTGTATGGAACAAGTGGACAGACAAGATGATACGGAGTGCGATTGGTGATGGAGGGAAGAAGAGGTTTTTGGGAATTGCTGGTTGTTCGTCTAGTGGCAAGAGTGATGGGTTTGCGTTGTATGCTTTGGTGGAGTTTTGGAGTAGACCAGCAGACACGTATGTGTTTGTGATGAGCACGACAAAGGCAGATGCTAGGAAAAGGATTTGGAGAAGTATTACGCAATTGTTTACGCAAGCGCAGAGGATGGGATGTCCGGGCAAGTTGGTTGACAGTCTTGGGGTAATTCAGGG